CTTCTTGAAATCACGCTCCCTATCTTCACGAGGTTCTATTGCATGTACCAACGTAATCCATGCATCAAGGTTCCCTCTGTCGAACAGATTCTTAACGGACGTTGAACACTTCTTATATCCAAATTCTCTTACTATCTCGCCTACTGTCTTCTGAAATTCTCGATATAAAGTATTGACTCTACCCTGATAATCTGTCGCAATTGCATACTCTCCAACAGTTACAGGGTAATGGTGAATAGCTGTCTTGGGATCAGGCAAGATAATAGATCCAGCAGTACCAAAGGCTCCTAGTTCTTCATACACTCCATGCAATGTTCTATATGTATTGGACTTCTGAAACACCAATTGCATCCGCTCTGTGACATCATTTAGCCACAATTTCACAGGAGCATATCTATTTAAGTCTGGATCAGCCGTACCTAATCTAAACCAAGGTCTTGCAGGAGATGTAGCACCAGCCATCATGCCTGCACCAAGTGTCCTTAAGGCTCTTGTACCTGTGTTGTCATAAATCGAGTTATGCCTTCTCGTTCCCTTATTTCTATCCTGCTGAAAATAACGTCCATTCCTTGGTAGCAAGTAAGTCGTAACCTCTTGCCAATGCGACCACCATGTAGCCCTTTCGGTTCTTAGGTGACCCCATCTTGATAACAGGTCAGCACGTTTTGTTTTCATTGTTTAACTACCTAATAAGGTGTTGCCACCTAGCTTCAAATCGTCTGGGTTTACACCTTGAGTCCCTGTAAGCATTGTTCCTGCTGGCCCTGATAATGCCGATTGATCTTCTTTCGATTGTATTGCCGCAACATCGGCCTTCTTTCTGTTTGCCCTGTTTTGTTCTATATCAGCACGATCAGCAGCCTCTTTTGCTTGCTGCTTTGCATCTGCATTGGCTTGCTCTTGCAGCTTCAATTGCTTCTTCTGTTGTTCCCTTTGTTTCTCTCCTTGATAAATATTATAACCAAGGGCAACTGTCCCTAGGACTAATGCGCCAACTCCACCGAATGCCATGTTACAACTCCTTAGAAAAGATAATGTCTTGCACACCGTATTTCATTCTTGGGAGCAATGCAGCTAAAGTGGTGCGTTCTTTAGCATGCCATAGCATGACTTTGCATCCAAGGGATCTGGCGTGATCCTCAGTAACTTTCATTAGACGTAAGCCAATCCTGCCACCCCTAAATTCTTTTTTGATAAACAAAACGTCATTTTGAGAGTATTTAAGATCGGCATAATGCAGATGATTAGTTACCAAATTCATAGAATAACCAATGCAGACATCGCCTTGCATTGCTAGATGGATGAACAACGAACCTGATTGGTCAATTGCCTCGTACATAGGCCAATTTGGCTTCAACTCCATTAAATCCTTACGAAGTGCTATTTCCTCGTAATGTTCTTGGAATAATGGATCTGCCTTGACCTTGAATTCATCTAACGTGCATAGTCTGATTTCTGTTTTGGGTGTTCTATTTCTATCAACAGTACATGCATCGCTTGATGTTACGGTCACACTGGTCATAAAGAATATTCAGTTACACAATCAAATATTAGATGCACTCTGTCAGTCATGCCAACATTGTCCGCTGTGTGTAGTTTCTTATGGTTAAACCACCAGACCTCTCCTGCTTCAAATTTTTGCTTCTGATCTCCGCAAGTTTGGCTGCACCATTGATTACTTCGCAACACTAAATGGAATCTTGAGTAGTGATCTGCGTATGTTCCTTGGTCATTATGTTTAATAACATGACCACCTGGTTTTAAATTAACGATAAGAACTCTGCCCATCTCTTTAACTTCTAATTGCTCTAATATGGGTCGCATTAATGGTACTAATGCAGGCTTTAAATATTCCATGCAAGGATAATCATAAGATCCCGTATCCCACATGACGTAGTAGATACTCATCTTTAGTGGCCCTCTGACGTATATGCACTCGGTATCTTTATGAGGTGAGTTAGTAATCTTTTGCCTGGCCTCGATCTCCTTCCATAACTCAGGCTTGGCATCTAATAACTCAAGCAATGGCTCGACATCTAGCCCTTCTGCTATGCGA